ATATAACATAATTGTAGGTCTTACTCATGGATAGTGCAACTAAGGATACAATAGATATAATGGCGGCTTCAACTACTTTAATGGCATTAGTTGCATGGTTGCCTCCAACAGCTTCTTTGTTTACTATTGTGTGGCTGGGTATTAGAATATATGAATCAGATACTGTGCAGAAAATAGTACATGGTCAGAAACAACTTGACAAACAAGACTAAATAGTGTATACTATATGAGTATTTTAACTACTTTAATATCTCCTCTAGCTGGTTTAGCTAAGACCTACCTATCTAACAAAGCTGACCAGGCGAAAGCAAAGCATGAAGCCAAGATGAATGTTATCCAGAATGATGCTGACTGGGAAACTAAGATGGCTGAGGCTTCTGCATCAAGTTGGAAAGATGAGTTCTGGACAATTGTGTTGTCTGTCCCCATCTTCATGGTTGGCTATGCTATTGTTGTTGGTGATATGACAGTAGTTGATAGAGTTCAAGAAGCATTTGTAGCGTTAGGTAGTCTCCCAGAATGGTATCAATACCTGTTGTTTATAGCCATCAGTGCCAGCTTTGGTATTAAAGGCGTAGACAAGTTAATGAACATGAGGAAGTAGCCGTGGGTAGTGGTTCATACAGCACAAACAATCGCGTTAATGCAGTAGCAGCGGCACAAGCAGCGGCTCGTGCAGAAGCTCTTGCAGAAGAAGAGACTGTTTCTTTAGCTAGTCCTTTTGAAGCTGAAGACCCATTTGTTTCTACTGTCGATCAAGAAGAAACGACAGCCGCATCCCCTCAAGAAAGCATTGCTGACTTATATAATAATTGGCTTTTAAACACAGAACAAGGCCAGCGTTCTCCAATAACAGGCTATACACCAGCTCTTGAATTAGACACTGCTTCTTCAGAAACTAGTGCGTCATATGTTGATTCTCTGTCTCCAGAGCAGTTAGCTGCCGCCCAAGAATTGGGCTTATCTTTAGGTAATGATATTTTAGGTCTAGATGATAAAAACATTGCCGAAAGCGTTAGTATGTTTAGTAGAGAAAATCAGTACGAAAACATAACAAAATACAACCCTGTAGGCACAGCGCCTGAAGACATGGTTGTTTATGATGATCTAAACAGCCCTGAAGCTAAAGCTGCTAAGGCTGCTAGAGAAAAAGAAGTAGCTGGTCTTCTCCAAGAGTGGACACAACCTTTAAAAGAATTAGCAGTTAATAACCCTGAGCAGTTTGAACAAGAATACAACCAGCTTCCTACAGACGCTCGTCTAGCTTATTTAAGAAATGAATACGATCAAGGTAGTTTAACTGAGCGAGAGTATCAAGATGCTTTTGCTGAACAGTGGAACAACTCTGAGAAAAGAGAGATAGGTATTTTACAGTTCATACCTAAGTACGGTTACCGTATGAACTCGCCAGACGCTATTGCACAGCAAGGTGGTCAAGATCAGCAGGGCGCACGAGACTGGTATGAAGCAGACAGAGTATTTGGCGGTGATCAGGGCGAGGCTGGTGACTACAGTTATTTAGGCTCCTTTACACCGACAGTTAAAGAAACTTTTGACCCTACTAGCATTGGTAGAGCTTTGGAAGCTAGTGGGCCGTTTAGAGCTGCTTTAGCAATAATGACTGGTGGTATTTCTGAAGGTGTTATAGCAGGAGTCAAAGGATTAACGGGCGACACGTTACACGCATCAGACTGGTACAGTATTGTTACGGCGGGTATGCAGTTAATGCCAGAAAGTATGAGAGGGCTGTCTGAAGCAGAAGCTATGACGGCTGCTAACGAAGCTGTCTACGCTGCGGCAGACGCTGCTGAAGCCGCTGGAACAGCTTTTACAATGGCTGATGCTGATGCTGTTTATAGTGCTGCTTTCTCACAAGCTCGCGGTTTTGAAGTCTTGGGTATGAATTTAGGCGAGATTCGAAACTTAGTAACAGGGGAAGGTGGACAGCTTCCTAGCCAATCTAGCCCGCTAATAAAAGACGCAGTACAAAGTTTAGAAGACACGGCAGCAGGTGTTGACGCTGGGGTTATAGTTAATTTACGAAATGCAGCGCAGGACGCACTGGCTTCTGGGTCAGACTTAAACAGCGTAATTACTTTAATTAACGATGTTGTTACTGAAATACAGTTCATGGAAGAGACTGACTCTCCTGCCTCTTCTTACGAAGATATTATCAATCAAGCAGTGGAAGACATGACTGTAACTTCCGTTACAGACCCAGACACTGGCGAAGAAGTTATAGCTACACAGCCAGAACAGGTACAGACTGAGCAAGAACTACCCGCTAGCCCTGAAGATGAACAAGAACCTATAGTAGTTGATCCCTTTGAGTCTGATATAGATCAGCCTGAACTTGAAGAGCCTACTGAAACAGAAGCCGAAGAAGAAGAAGGAGACACTGGCGGTGGCGGTGGCGGTGGAGCCAGTGAAGCTCAAGCAGCAGCTCAAGCCGAAGCAGCCGCAGAAGCTCAATTATCGGAAGAAGAACAAGCAGCCGTAGAAGCACAAGCAGCAGCAATAGCCGAAGCAGCAGCCGAAGCACAAGGAACAGTAGATGTTGACGGTACTGCGTTAGAAGAAGACTCAGACCCTTTCCAACTAGGTGATGGACGTTACGAAGATAATCCTGAATTTGATCCTGATTCTATGGATGTTTGGGTACAGAGATCAACCTATGACATGATTCTAAACGAGACAGACCCTGTTCTTAGGGAGCGTTTAGAGCAAGAATACGAAAGAACAGGCGGAAACCACGTAGATGAATTGTTAGCCGGTGTTCCTGCCGAAGAGGTGTATGCAGACTACCCTCCAGAATTTATATTCGTAGAAGGAGACTTTGACGCATACGAGAGCGAAGATGAGTTTAACAATCAGTTCCCTGACGGGTGGCTTGGTGGTTCTTTTAATGACCTAGATACCAATAACGATGGTACGGTAAGTTCTCAAGAATTTTATGACTGGGAGCATAATAGGCCTGTTAATCCTGATGATCCTGATGATACTACTACTGTTATAGATATTCTAAGCGACATCACTGAAGACACTACTGATCCTGTTGTAGATCCTGTTATAGATACTACTGATCCTATAGATACTACTGATCCTATAGATACTACTGATCCTATAGATACTACTGATCCTATAGATACTACTGATCCTATAGATACTACTGATCCTGTAGATACTACTGATCCTGTAGATACTACTGATCCTGTTACTGATCCTATAGATACTACTGATCCTGTTACTGATCCTGGCGATGGTACTGGCGATGGTACAGGTGACGGTACGGGTGATGGCACAGGTGATGGCACAGGTGACGGTACTGGTGATGGAGATGGAGATGGTGACGGTAATGGCTCAGGTAATGGCTCAGGTGTTGGCTCAGGTATTGGAAGTCCCACACGTACCACAGACTCTTTGTTTAAAGACATGTTACAGCTAGAAACACAAATAGGCTCTACACAGGAACTTCTACCTTTTAGTGTAATGTCTACTCCTACAGTACCTGTTTATAATGCACCACAAGTCAACCCTATACAGCAGTTTTTACAACAACAAGAAGCACAACGGTTACGCAGTATGCCTCAGAGAATGCTAACCAACAATCAACGTTTAAAAAGGTTTGAATAATAATGACATACTTACAATTAGTTAACAGCGTATTGCGAAGACTGCGGGAGGATGAAGTAACCACTGTTGGTCAGAACTCATACTCTAAGCTTATAGGTGAGTTTGTCAACGATGCTAAACGATCAGTAGAAGACGCTTACGATTGGACTGCTTTGCGTACTACCATTACAGTTACTACTTCTGACTCTTCTTATAACTATTCTTTAACTGGCTCACAGAATAAAACAAAACTGTTGTCTGTTAATAACGATACACAAAAAACTGAGATGCAGTACCGTGGCACTGCTTGGATGAATAATGCTTATTTAATCGCCACACCACCTACAGGAGTCCCGCAGTTCTACAACTTTAAAGGAGTAGATACTAACGGAGATACTACTGTTGATGTGTATCCTAAACCTAACGGTGTGTATAACTTAGACTTTAATGTTGTTCAACGTACAGCAGACTTTACAGAAGATTCAACATCTTTAGTTATTCCTTCGTCACCTGTTATACAAATAGCCACTGCATTAGGCGCGAGAGAGCGTGGAGAGACTGGTGGCACATCAGCAGCAGAACTGTTTGCACTGGCAGATAATACACTAGCTGATGCTATTGCTATGGACGCTGCTCAACATCCTGAAGAAACTATCTGGTATTCTTAAATGGCACAAAAACTACAGAACATTACCGTAGCAGCCCCAGGATTTTTTGGGCTGAACACTATGGATTCTCCTATAGGACTTAACCCGTCCTTTGCAGCTATTGCTGACAACTGTGTTATTGACCAGTACGGTAGAGTAGGCGCTCGTAAGGGCTGGTCTGCTGTATCCTCTAATGGGTCTTCTGTACTAGGAAGCAGTAGAGGCATAGAAGCTGTACATGAGTTTGTTGCCAGAGACGGCACTAAAACAATATTCTCTGCTGGGAACAATAAGATATTTACAGGGACTACCACACTTACTGAAGTGACTCTACCTGTTGGTTATACTGTCACAGCTAATAACTGGAAGATAGTTACTTTTAACAATGATGTTTATTTTTCTCAGCGAGAACACGTTACATTAAAGAGTGTTGCGGGAAGTACAACACTTATAGAATCAAAAGACGGAACTCACTATGCGCCACAAGCTAATGAGGTTTTAGCTGCTTATGGTCGTTTATGGGCTGCTGACTTATCAAATAATAACTATACTGTATATTGGTCTGATCTTTTAGACGGAAGCAACTGGCATGGTGGTAGCTCAGGATCGTTAGACTTAACATTAGTATGGCCTACAGGTTTTGATCAAATAGTTTCTTTAGCGGGTCATAACGGATTCTTAATTATTTTTGGTAAGAAATCTATAGTCATATACTCAGGTGCTGATACACCTAGTTCAGACACTGCTACGTTTAAACTACAAGATACTGTAGAAGGTGTAGGCTGTGTAGCTCGTGACTCAGTACAGCATACAGGCACGGACATTATATTTTTATCAGACTCTGGTGTACGTAGTTTTGGTAGGACTGTACAAGAAAAGTCTATGCCTATGCGTGACATTAGTAAAAATGTTCGCAACGATATTACCAATGCTATATTTGCTCAAACAAGTCCTATCAAGTCTGTTTACAGCGAAGACGAGGCGTTTTATCTTTTAGCTTTTAGTGAAAGTAATCTTGTGTATTGCTTTGATATGCGTGGCCCTATTGATGAGTCAGGAGCGCATCGTGTTACTACGTGGACAGCTGTTGATCCTTTGTCTTTTGCTGTGTTAGAAGATAAAAGCATTTACATAGGTAAAGACTCAGGCATTGTTAAATATACAGGATACTTAGACGGTACAGCTTCTTATCAGTTAAGTTACTTTAGTAATCCTTTAGACTTTGGAAGTGCGGCTAACTTAAAGTTTTTAAAAAAGTTTAACTTGACGTTAATTAGTAGCCCTACTACAGCAGTTACACTAAACTGGGGCTATGACTACACAGATTCTTATACTAAACAAGCCTTTAATTTTTCAGGC